TCTTTGGGTACAAATGTATCACGAAAATTTCTCAGAATAGTCAATTCCTCACAATCATCTGGTAAACCTTTATGTTCACAGCAGGCTGTAGTTAAGAAACAGATACCCGCTGACATATTACTAGATACACCTGAACCAGAATTAGTGCCACTAGCCTGAGCTAAAGAACTGAATGTAGGTGCAGAAGCAGCAGCTCCAACTGGATTAAATAGATTACCTGTTGCAGAAAGGTTGCTGGTATTAGCATTCGCTGCTCCTGTAGCAGTATTGGTAGCAGCATTTAGCAATCCAATCTTACTGTTAAAGGCTCCACCAAAATTCATAGCATTAGAGATTGTATTAGTCGGGTTGACTAATCCTAAATTCCCAGTAGCCATATTACCCTGATTAGTAGATCTCTCTATTGCATTACTCTCACCAGGAGATAAACCATTAAGATTAATAGCATTAACTCCTGCAACGGCGCCCTGATTTGCAGCATTAAGTGCTGGTGAAGCAGTTGTAGCCATTGACGGAAGCGCAGAACCATAAAGATTCAATATGGCCTGAGGACTTAATGTTGGGCCACCAGTAGATGCATTAGTGCTAGATGACTGTCCAGACGATTGATTACTGGAACTTCCAGATCCACCGTTGTAACAGTAAAGCTGTTTATCGGGGCGCCAAGATGGAAATACTTCCTCAAATTCAAATTTATGCAGTGAGTCGATCATACAATTCATTACCTTTATCTAAATGATATTTACCGTGTTTAAAAAACTCTAATGTGTAACCTTTGAATACTTCCTTAGCACGACGAGCAAATGCTACTAAATTGGTAGTATTCATGGATAAATTCTCATCAATGAATAAAAGTTTGTCTTGATGATTGGGAGTAGCAATTATCATGCCGGTGATATTTCCATGATAATCATGTGTAATCCAGCAAGTGTTATCAGCTAAGTGTTTAGCTACCATAGTAGCGATATGATCTTCATCATAGCCAATGAAAGTTTTATCTTCTCTGTTGAGGAGTATAAATGTCATTAGATCAAGAAACGTAGCCATATTATCGTCCTGTGAGTCTATATGCAAATCGCCAATCTCTGCCATACCCAACTCTGTGTGTCATCTTATCATGGCCAAACTCAACTAATGCTACACAATCATTAGTTCCTCTATTAGCATCCTCATGAATCTGAGCTAGCATTTGTTGAGCTTTCTGGTAGTAACTAGCGGCAACTTGAACATTACTTTGTTCCTCATAGAACATTTGTAAACACTTGTTGACTAGAACATCATCATAATCTGGTGCTACAAATTCATCAGTATCATTATACATGTGAACTAATGCTTTCTTGTACAACACATCAACCCATCCAATTAGAGGATTAAGATTAGGTGGCCACCATGGAGCAGTAGAAACATCAACAATCTGAAACTCAGCTTTGGTTTTATTTGATGGAATGTATGATAACTGATTACCATCAATATCTGACACTATCACATCATATTGAGAATTACCTGATTTTGACAATAGGGTGATGTCATTATAGGTATTAACTGTAGTCATAGACGTAGATGACATTGTGATGGTTTCACTTGTCATAGACGATCCGTCAGATGGTCCAGCAATACTAACTACTATAGGATTAGCCTCAACAGCTTTAACTGATAGTACAATGTTAGATTGGTTAGTGAGAGTAGTTTGTAATGGATGTAAACCTTTCAATCTCCAAGCTTTCCATTCTGATTCCCAGTTAAACTGATTATAGTAAGGTCGCATCTGTTGTAAACTTATAGCAGAGTGATTATAAGCTTCACGCATAGCTCTAATCTGTCCAACAGTATCAGGAAGGGCAATCGTCTGATTTGAGTTAACCTTAAATAGTTGTTCATCAAGACATCCTGCCATATCAGACATATGGTACAATTCTTTAGCAGCCTGATTAAGGTACCGCAATAAGATTGCTCTATCTTGTCCAACAGCCGGATTAAGAGAGGTTTTATACCCAACTAATTCCAGTATATATTTAGTGCTCATTAGCTTTGATTTATGACAGATTGAGTTGTAGGAGGTTGCATAGGCATTAAGTCTTCAGTACTAACTGATGTAGATACTAATGATCCACCACCAGTCCAGCTTAATACTATAAATGCTTTCCACCCTTGTTGAGAGTTCGGGAAGGTGAATAGTATGTTATTGGTCTGTGTTCCAATATCAGGTCCAAGAGATATGCCAGTATAAGGATTAGGAGCAGGAACGTACTTAAGAATCTGTTGGCGAGATATAACGAATCTATTATTAACAAATAGTGACGCAGTAACAGAATAGTCTTGTGTGATGTTGGTTAATATCACTCTCGTATTAATAACACTCTGCTCTTTACGAGGATCCATTGTACACAATCCAGCTAATCGAATTGTAGGTAAATCATCATTGGTAGTGGAGGCATACAACTGGTATAATTGATCATCTTCAGTAATGGCAAATAAGGCTTGAATTGCTAGCTCAATTTTAGCGAATGCCTTAATCTTTTTACCACCAGTTTGCAACACATCAAATCCTACCCAATCATTATTGATTGTATCATAGATGGCTATAGCTGGACCAAAGATTGTATTGACTCCATAGTACTCATAGTTATCATAGAATATAGCTGCTGCTACATCTTGTACTATACCCTGAAATGCTTTAGCAATAGTTGACGTGAAAACACTATTACGACCCTCATTTAATGACTGCTCAATGGCATTAAAAGATCTAACTCCTGTCAAATCTATAAATCTCGTATCACCTAACGAATCCATAATACATCTATCACTCAGACAGGTAGATTCAAATAGGAATGTTCTAATGAACGTATACTCTCCAAACTGAGTTGGGGCACCTGGAGTTTTGTTAAGAGTAACAGTAAAATTGCTATTAGCTGCTGCTACGAATAGACCACCAGTAGATATTGGTCTAAGACAAGCAATAGGTCCAACTCCAACACTATATGATGTTGTATAGGCATCTCCACCTTTAGAACCATCAACATTAACATTTATGACAAAATCCAAGGGGCGCCCTGAAACTGACTGCAATATACTAACTCCGTCAGTTGAAGCTATAAATAACTTACCATCTGAGGTGTATGCCATCGTAGTACCAATAGGTACATATTCACGATTATCAGTTAATAGTACACCATAATTAGATGGTGTTAATCCATATACAGCATTCCACTGAATATAGTTTTGTGTGACACGAGCTTGAACGTTTCCATAGTTATCTATATAAATAAATGTTGGCTGATTGATACCATCTTGTACCAATAATCCAGGTACATTACCTGAAAATGATGCAGCTAAACTCTGAATCTGTAATATGCCAGTATTAGCTGGTGCCACATTTGTAGCTCCTGATACTAATACTGTATTAGCCTGTAGTATAGAGGCACGACCATAGTTAGTAGTAGCAAGTGGTACTGATACGGTCCAGTATCTTGGAGCAGAGGCACTCATACTAAATGCATCTACCTGATTCCAGAATAGACCATTATATAGCCGGTAATGGCATGATCCTGATACAAATGCTATTACAAAATTACCAAAGGTGGTAATCTCTTGAATCACACCGGCTGGTAATGAAATGTCTAATACTGAGGAGGCTATAGAATCAATCTCATCATAACGATTACGACCGTTCAACAGTAGTCGATACTGGTTATTAGATAGAGCCTGATTATAACTCCATCTACTGAAATTGGCTAGACGTGTATCATCTAGCAACAAATTCATTCCACCGATGAATGACTCTTGATTATATTCCATTACTATTAGATGTATTCAGTTAACTCAATCCAGCTATACATACCAGTTCCCGAGCCACCAAAGAAAGATGCTTTAACAGAATCTTTTTGTGTATAACAGCTATTACCTATGGCTCCAAATCTAAGACCAAAATCAATCTCAGTAGTTTGACCTGATGTTATCTCATACATAAGAATAATTTCCGAAATGCCAGCGCCTCCATTATACTGGCATGTGGCTGCTTTTGCAAGAGTTGACGCAGAAAATCCAGTAAATTTTGCACCACTGGTATCAATAAATAAAGCTAATGACTGCCAATCAGCAGCACTAACACCCAACTTTACACAAGCTCCAACTCGAATTGTAGAGGCTGCATTCTTAGGTGTTATTGGTGCGATCAATCCAGTGTTACTGGGAGGCGCTGCTGATGTACCACCTGCTGTACCGGCAGATCCATACAGTGTACCAGCTGCACTAAATTGAGGTAGTGATGTTACAGCAAGGTGGTTAGTGTCAGTTATTATGGAGGAATCATAATAAACAATCTGTTGTAGTATTCTAGCACCAACAGTATTACCTGCAACCCAAGCAGCAGAATTAGCTCCATCAGTGGTAGCTAATATCTGATTTATGGTACCACCTAGCATCTTAGCAGCAGTAACCTGTTT